TGTAAACATTGCGATCACTCCTTAGCCTTCCGGGTTCTGACAAACACCGATAGCATCTTTCTTCTGATTCAGAACAAAAGCATCGTAGCGCACACGACCTTCTACGAGGCTACCAGAGATTCCCGGCGCGTCCTCATGAATCTTGTACTCAGTAAGTTTAATTGGTGCTGGCATAACCACCGGGTTAGTGATTACAAAGTTTGTGTTCTTAGGGAAGTAAGAGGCCGGTGCTTTAATGATAAGAACTCCATCAACCTCACCTACAAGTCCTGTGATAGCCATATCGCCTTTCTTTGTAAATGCCTCGTCAAGTTTCAGCATATTGTAGAATCCCGGAGTTACGATACAAACTCTTCCACCTGTCGGAACTTTTGCATTGTCAAGAATCTCCTGTACAGCAAGGAATTTCTCATAAGCATTTGCTTTTGTTACAGCAACATCTTTTACAACGTTTGCTACCGGAGCACCAGCAACCAGTTTAGAGATACGGTATGTGTCGATCTCCGGAATGATAACTTCATCAATCTGACGTCTCAGTGCGGCTGCAGCAGCCATTGTTCCCATTGTGTCATCTTCACTCTTCTTGTCGATTGTGAATGTGAAGGCTCTATCTTTGGAAAGAACCATCTCCTGAACTTCATTCTCAAGCTCTGCCGGCGTTCCGTATCTGTTAGCTCCTTCTGTTTTGTAATCTCCCATTGTTGCAGTCGGTACAGAAAATACCTTTACTGTGGAAACTCCAACCCAATCATATGCATAGTTTACAAGTGCGGACGTGAGCGCACCAATCTTAAATCTTTCATCCACGATCTGTGAATACTTCTCAGCGTAATTAACAGCCATTTCAATTCTCCTTTTCTAACTCTTTGAAATTAGCGAACACATCTTTATGTGCCCGGTATATACTAGGAAGATTAACCGTTGAATCCTTTCAGGAACAAATCAGTCTCTTCATCTTCGCCCTGTCCGGCATTTACTGGTGGTCTACTCTTGAGCCATTCTGCTTCAGCTTCTTTGATAGATGCCTCTTTGAATTTACTCATGTTCTCAGTGACCTTAACCATATCACCGTCAAGCTCTGCCTGTGCAGTATCCTTAGCCATGTCTCCCGACATTCCAAGTGCAAGATAGCGATTTGTAGCATTTGTCATTTTGATTGTGTTTTCCAAGCCCTGGACATATTTTTTATGCTCTTCCTCAGCCTCTCGTTTAGCTTCTTCTTCCTGCTCTTCTGCTGTCTGTTTAGCTTTTAACTGCTTTCTGTAGTTAGCGGCTTCTGAGGATGCCTTATTGTAGTCATTCTGTAACTTCGCACTGTTGGCTCTTTCCTGCGCTAACTGTGCCATCAGTTCTTCTACAGTAGGCTCTTTCTCTTCCGGTGTATTATCCGGGTTCTGATTCTGCTGTTCCTGCCCTTCAAGGTTTTTGTTTTCTTCCATAATTATCATGTTCCTTTCTTTCGCGTTTAGAGTTCTCTCTCATAGTTACGTTTCGCGATTATAGACTTCTCTGTCTTTCGCGTTTGATAAGGCACTTCTCTGTGCCAAAATAAACCAGCCACATTTCTGTGACTGTAATTTCTATAAATAAATGGTTACGCATCTGCAATTCACAATTTGATTCGCCGATGCTCCTAACGAGGTATCTTTGGCATACATCATCCATGAATCACCAACATGGAAAGCCTGTCCAATAGGAATATACTTTCCATTTACTTCGATGTGGTCTTTTCTAGTGACCTCATCAATGATTGATTTCCACCGCTTCATTGTCTTGCCGGAATTTACTGCTTCTGCGTACCTTGCGTGATTAATAACTGTATTGACTTCATTCTCAGCCATATATTTTGCTCTATCCAGAGAATAATAATATGGTTGCGTATTATACCGTTCTGTGCTCTCAATCACATCGTATGAGAAGCTTTTTATATATGTAGAAAGATACATATCAACATCCACATATTTTTTAATTGTGGAAAGATACGCATCTTCAATCTGCTTACGAACTGGTTCATAATTAGTTCTGTTTGATTGAGCCTGTGTAAACAACCATGACATAGTGACAATAAAATTGTTTTCTAGCTCCTCTGCCATCCTGATTCTTTCAGACTTATCTCCCTTAGGAAGACTCATTTCTCCAAAATACTGTTCAAACGGCATACTCCGTTCATTTGTAACCAGGGCATTCAATTCATCAAAACTAAGATTCGTGAACATCTTCGTCACCGCCATTATCCGTCTTCATGCCATCCAGAATAGGTGAGTTTCCAGTCTGATCGGATAAATCAGACATTTCCCTTTTCTGTGCTGGTTGCTGTGTATCTTTCTTAATCAGCGATTTTTGATAATCCTCAATCGTCTTCTTGCTATCAGCCCATGCCTGAGCTACATCTGGGAACAAATCTACCTGTTCCATAGCCACACGGCCATTTACGCCCGCTTTAATCATTGCAACCATTGAATTCACCTTTGTAGCAAGGTCATATGTCTTGTTACGGATAAATTTAGGCTTGATATCTGAAAATTCCAGTGACCTAAGCGGACTATCGAATGGAATGTCATTTGTACTCTTAATGGCAATCATCTCAAGTTCAACGATTTCAGCTTTACCTCGTCTAAGAATCTGTTCTTCCTTACAAGCACTATTTTCCGCAGCACTCCAACCGGAAGACATATTCATTGCGGAACCTGTAGAGCCACCACCCGGGTCGGTTTGAATCGGAACGTATGCTTTCTGTAAAATCGTGTTTCGCTTGCTTACGATATTCTGCTGTACGCCTTGGTAGTCAAAGCTACTGGAAACCCCTTTCAGAAGTGGCGTGGCACCGTTTGTAGTGCCATTTGCAATAATCCACTGTCCACCAACAGGAGCTTGTGTTTTTCCATTGGAATCCTTTGGAAGCTCAAATCCGACTCCGAAGAATACTTCCTGCGTTGTCTGTGCAACACTGTTTGCGAAATCTGATACTTCAACGTTCAGTGCATTCATGTCTGAAATCTGACGTTCAAAGCATCCTGTTCTGTCTGTAGAA